TGCTGACAGCAGAAGGAGCCTTCGCCTTCGGATCTTCCATCCTGCTGCGCTTGCGACTCTTCTTCTCATGTAGCTCAACGCTGAACAGCTCTGCACCACGTTCCTTAGCGATCTCGAACAGCCGAGTTCGGTACTGCTCCCATGATCCGAACTCAGAACGGGGCAGATGTACGCGCACCTTGGCTTGATCGCCTTCGCACAGATCTGGCATATCAGCCAGCTCTTCAATATCGAAGAGGTCCAAGCTCCAACGGTGGATCGTAGGCACCTTCTTCGTCGTCACCTTCCCGTCCCGATAGAACAGGATACGCGGTTCATAGCTATCACCGAATGACACGGGGTACGGTGCGCCCACGTAGAGCACGTCGCCTATTTTTTGTGGCACATGAATGTCGCCGCTTATCACTCTTCCGCCGAAGACCCAACCCCCAGAGCCCCAATCACTGAAGTAACTCGCAGAGAGAGGAGACGCCAATTTGTGCCCCTTGCCAGCCTCGGCGCCGTTAAATGTTTGATGACACAAAACTAAATCAGCCGACGCTAGATCCAGCTCCTTCCAATCTTCTACCGGCGTCCGTGTATGCGGTAGAAACATTATACGCCCACCGCTTGTGTTCATAGCCGGTTCAGAAACAAACATGACGCGCTTGCTTAGTTCCCGGTGGCAGAGGAACCGGAAAAACGGGCAATCAGCGTCGGTGTAATCATGGTTTCCCTTAAGGATAGTCACGTCCGCTGGCATCCCCAACAGCTTGTCAATGATCCTATTGACCAGCTTCGCGCTATGCCGATCCTTCTGGTCAGTCAGATCTCCGAGGATGAGTAGCTCGGTCTCGCCGCTGCTTTCAAGCTCGTTCGCCAACCATATCAAAAAGTCCCAGCGGTACTCGTCACGTAGGCGATCAGTAAGGTGGAGGTCGGACGTTATGATCACAGTAAGAACCTCCTGCCGTACTCACACAACAAAAGCGAATCTGCTGTTTTATGAGTGATGCGCAAGCCAGGGAATATTTCCTGGGCTTTGGTCTTTGTCACTCGTTTATCACCCTTGCTTTGACAGCTTAAAGCACGCTGCCATTTCAACGGCACGACACGCTCCAGCCGCACACCCGACGCCACCAGCGCCATCCGAAGCTCACCATACGATGCGCCAAACTTAAAACTGGAGACGGATCCAGCCTTCCTACCCGCTGGGTTCATACCATGCACCTGCTCCAGCACCGCCAAGATAGCGCCCGGAGCAAGCTGCCGCACAAGATCCCAGATGTCGCGCTCCGTCATCTTCTCGACGGGCCACGCGACACCTGTGATCCTGCGCTGCTGGGTGTAGGCATACGCGATCGCACCGCTTGAACGGCCAGGATCAACGCCGATAATCCCACCAACCGGGTAGGATTCACCGTTGACCTCAAACATCTTCAAGCGAGTGCGCTTTCTCATTAGTCTGAATACTTAACGCGGCGCGGTTTGAAACGCTCTTCGATTTCGGCCCACACTTCTTTGACAGCCGCTGCGATGTTTTCCTTCTCTTCTCGATAAGCATCATCGTCCAACTTATCTTTGCTTACCGCGTCCATGAGTTTTTTAGCCTGAGACTCAGTAATGCCAATGGAGTCAGTACGTTCGTTCTCGATCAACCATTGTAGACCAGCCCACACATCTTCGACACCATACCCGAAGATCAGTGGAAAGTCGCATTCGCGGAACGCGGGTCCCAGCTTGTTCTTTTTACACTTCGCTCGAATGTGAATACCTCTCACGCGTTTCACATTTTCGCGTTGAGGATTGATCTTCCCTATTTGTGCCAACCAAAGCGCGTGCGCTGCATAGTGATCAAGCGCGTGCCCACCAGCCCGCTTCAACCGCTCGCCGAACGTCACACCGATAGCGTCCCGCACCTGCGAGACCACCATCAACGTGATCCGGCTTTTATTCATGCGGCTGTTCTGCCGCCGGAACCACGTACTGATCTGCTTCGTCTTTGTGCCGTAGGTACCTTCATCAAAAGCGCGCTTCTGTTCAGCACGATCAGAGAGGGCATCCAAAGAATCGATGACGTAAAGGATCGGTTTTGTAGAGTCCAATCGGTTGTCGATATCTTCAAAGACATCCTCAACCGTAAACAACTCAGGCAATTCAACCGCATCCGCAGGCAAGCCCATCCCTTCAGCGTAGACCGGATCAAAAGCCGCCTCACTGTCCACATAAACAACCTTCCCGTTAGGAACAGCCCTATGGAAATTCGCTGCCGCTTCGATTGCCAGCAGTGACTTTCCTGTACTCTTGTCGCCGGTGATGTTCGCGATTCGATTATGAGCCCAGCCTCCGCCAAGCACGCAATCGAGCAACGCGCACCCCGATGAGAAGAACTTGGCATCCGGGTCCTTCAACCCATAGATATCGCCGCCCGCGCCGAGAACGGATCGCTTCCGCTTCTTAGCGCGGGCGGCTTTCTTCTTCGTGGCCCTCTTCTTCTTAGCCACCGCTTACTCCTCGCTGCGGCGACGGCTACGCAGGCCCTTGCTGACGCCCTCACGGAGCTTGCTACGGCGTCCGCGCTTCGGTTCGGGCTCCTTCTCTTCCTCTTCCTCTTCTTCCTCGTCGTCGTCACCACGGGACGTAGCTTTGGTACGCCTCCGACCAGACTCGGGCTTTCCCTCCGGCTCTTCTTCCACCGGTTCCGCACGCCGACGGCGTTTCGGCTTGACCTCTTCTTCCTCTTCGGATTCGGGCTCATCAAGTTCGGCATCCTCGTCGTCAACCTCTTTTGTACGACCGCGACGACGCGAACGGGGCGGGGGAGCGTCATCCTCCTCATCCTCATCCTCGTCTTTGGTACGCTTGGACGCTTTCAACCCGCCAAAGACCTGCTTGAGGTAGTCATAGTCGTACTGCTTGACAATCCGAGACAACGGGTTCTCTTCAATGAAAGTCAGCCACTCTTCCTCTTCCTTCTCATCCTCAGAGAGAAAGGTCTGCTTGCGCGAGATCGCCGCCGCCGAGTAGTCCGTGCTAGTCCGACCCGTACCCTTTCGGGTAAAGGTGATGTCGTAGCCCAACTCGGGGTGCTCGATCTTCAAACGCGCGCCGGTATCCATATCGCGCGACAGATCGCAGATCGGCCCTTCGAGCTTCGTAGCGGGCATGAGGAAAGCCATCGGCCCTTCCTCTTCGTGGTTACGGTCGATGACCCAGCAAAGCTGACTGGGCGACGGACGCAGTTCCGAGGACGCTTTCTTGTCGCCGTCCACGTCCATCTTGCTGCGCTCCTCGCACATCGGGCAAGGACCCCAACCCATCCTATTCGGGCAGGGATAGCGGCCGTTGTCCGGTCCGACCCCATAATGAAGGTAAACAGGAAAGGCCCAGTGTTTCGGCCCTTCGTCATCTTCCCAGGTGCGAGGCATGATCCGAAGACGGTTCTTACCTTCCTTAGCGGTGAAAACCTTGACGTGATCCTCTAGAACACGATCATAGTCCCCCTTGCGGTCTGCGTGTTGTGATGTAACGTCGGGATCGCTTTCCCTGTACTTGAATTTGCGCTTAGCCATGTTTCTGTTTTTGTTTTCGTGATGTGTGTGAAGTGTAGATGTCGATGCCCAGCATCCTACCAATCGACCATAGAGCGCCGGATACGACGACGATCAATAGAACGACAAGTGTAGCGCTGATTAAAACAAGGGTCCAACCAAAACTCATGATTGTTTCTCGGTTGCTTCTCGACGCCGATCCTTATGTCTCGGCTCGTCGTCATACTCAAACTGCCCAGCCTCCGCCTTGCGCTGCGAAACGATGCTGGCGTTCAGGTTGTGCAGGGCGTAGCCGCGTGCGCGGTATGCGTCGAGGAGAGCGAACCATCGATCCACCAAGGTCGAGAGGTCGAGAAACTTCTGCCGCTCTCGCTGCCACTCAGGATCTACGTTGACTGCGGACACGATCTGCTCTTTGGTAGGCTTCTCCGTACCGGCCTCAATCATTTCAGATCGAACGCGGATGTTGATGCGCCCCTCGATGTGCTTGAGGTACTCCTTCTGCGCATCGCGGTCGCTCATCGCTAGGGCGTGACCTTCGGCGACTTTGTGGATCAACACTGGTTGCTCTACCAGTTCGTTATCGAGATCGTACTTGTCGATCCGCAGACGCACTTTCAGCCTGTCGATCGGATCCGGGTGCTCGGCTTTGTGTACGACTTCCGCCAACCTGGTTCGTTTTCGTTTAGCCATATCAATCACTCAATAACAGCTCCCCAAGCGACAACAACACCGGATGGATAGATGATCCAGCGGGCGGGTACGGAGTACCGAATGCCGACAGCACAGCCAGCATACGTTCTGCCTCACGGTCACTCTTAGCGTTCATGGCTACCTTCGTGAACCACGCGCAGACGACATTACGAATCCCCTCGGCGCTCGGGTTGTCCATCCGCTTAAGGATCTTGACCATCGTTCGCCAATCGGAGCCCTTCGTCAATGCTCGGCAGAAGTCAGCAACGTCCCGATTCCCCTCCAACGAGATCGTTTGCAATACACGCTCTGCTGCGGCTTCGTCTTCGCAATCAACTACCTTGGCGAGCCCTGTGAGTAGCGCCCTTGGAGAGCCTTTCGCCGCTTCGATCAATAGATCGCAGAATGAGTCGGGAAGGTCCAACTCTTCTTCTTCAATCACATACGTAAGCAGCTCCTCTAACTTATGCTCCGGAACCTCGTGTAGCACGTACTCCAAGCAGCGCGTGCGAATCGTCTGCGGAATCTTGGTCGGCTCGGTCGTGCAGAACACCCAATGCACACCCTTGGGCGGTTCTTCCACGTCTTTGAGCAAGCTGTTGAATGCTTGACGTGATATTGCGTGCGCTTCATCCAGGCATACAACCCGATTCTGGCTACCACCGAGCGGGATAAGGCGTATCTTTCCTTTCAACTCGCGCATATCATCAATACCCGTGCGCGTCGCGGCATCCAACTCATCATACCCGCTACCAGCTACATCAGGATCAACGCACAACTCACGCGCAATCAATCGCGCGATCGTAGTCTTGCCAACACCGCTCGGCCCGATGAGGATAAACGCGCGACTGGCTTTGCGCTTGAGCGCGTCTCTGATAGACCTCACCGCCGCATCCTGTCCAAGTACATCGGACCAGATACGTGGGCGGTATTTTGTATGAAACTCGTCCATCCTATTCTAATACCCCGTCGCTTTTGAATTGGCCCACGGATTCCATAGAAAACAAGTCCGGCCCTACCTCGACCTCCACCATCAAAGGGACGTTGAGCCACGGTGCTTTGAACGCAAGCTGCTCCTCGACAACAGCCGCGATCCCATCCTCCAGCTCCTGCTCGGGCATAATGAAGGTGAGATCATCATGGATCTGAAGTACGGGTTGCAGCCACGGAGCTTTCTCAGCAACAGATCGACGGTGTAAACGCACCATTGCATCCACACAGATGTCGCTGGCAGCCCCTTGAATTGGGGTGTTGATAGCCATGTTGAAGCTCATCGGTGCTAATCGCCTGCGTCCGGTCAAGCTCCACACGCAGCCCTCGCGCTGATAAGCGTTCCACTTCTCCTGCTGCCAACGTTTGATACCCGCAAAGGTATCCCAGAACTCCTCGAAGAGTTCAACCGCTGGACCTTCAGGCAGATCGAGGTTGTGAACAATCGACGCCAATGACGAACCGTAGAAAGCCGCGAACACCCAGAAGCTCTTGGCCGTGCCGCGTGCCGCCTTCATGTTCCCCTTATGCTTCTCCTCCAGGAACCAAGGCGCGATGTTGATGATCTTCTCGGCCCACTCCTGGTGAACATCATAATCATCGTTGATCATCCGAATCCACTCAGAATCCTTGGATTCCATCGCCAGCACACGCGCCTCGATCTGGCCTTGGTCCACCGCTACAAACGAATGACCGTCAGGAGCTTTGAGTTGTTTCCGTACTTCCTTGTGCTTGCGTTTACTGAAATTCTGCGCGTTCGGCTCCTCAGACGCCAACCGTGCCGTGCGAGTGCGGGCGATAGAAAAGGTAGAGTGAATCTTCCCATCCGAATAGACATAGCTATTAGGATGATCGATACGGAAGCGTTCGACGTAGGTGCCTCGCAGCTTGGCAAGGCTACGCATCTTCAAGATATCGCGCACAATCGCCGACTCGTCTGCGAAACCTTCCAGGAGACTCGCACCTGTACTGTACCGCTTCGGCCCGGTCTTTACGCCCGGTAGTTCCAGCACATCGCCTAGAAGACGCCCCACATCCTGCGGGCTGGCTGGGTTGAACTCACCGAAGCGGTCGTTGTATGCCTTAACCTCCTTGCGTTTCTGGAGCTTCGCAGAGACCGTAATGATCTCACTAGTAAACTGCTCCATCAACTCGTGATTGACCTTCTGATCAATCGGCACACCAAGACGCTGCGCCATCACGATAGTCGGTATACGCTCGATCTGAAGGCGGTAGCTCTCCTCCAACCCCTCATCAACAACCTGCGGCATGAGTTTGTCATTCCACAGCAAGACGCTCAGCTTCGCGTCGAGCGCATTGTACTCCAGCACCCGATCCAACCGCAGTTCTCGAAGCCTCGTGATTTGAGCGGCAGCGGGCGAGAGCGACTTGAGCGCCAAGCCGTAGTATCGCAGGCATAAATCATCGAGGCTGTGGCCGGCCGCGCCCATCCCAGGCGGACCTGGATCAAGCACGAACGCTGCTTGAAGCGAGCAGCCGTACCTACCCGTGTCCAACACATCCTCGCCTAATAGGTGCGCTGCCCACTCCATCTCGAAAGGAAGGTTATGCGCTATGATGATTGGCCCGCTAACTAAGAACGCGCGCAGCATCTCTATCAAGCGTTTGCGCTCCTTCTTAGTCCATCCAGCCTCATCGTGGTCGATTCCAAAAGCGTAGGTCTTGCTGCCATCCGAGAACGCCCCTGACAGCACGCGCGCATCCTTACCGTAGGGACGGAGCCCGTGCGTCTCCCAATCCCAACCCACCGCAGACGCCTTCCTGAGCGCTTCCAGAGCCTCCTCAATCTCCGCGAGCGTGTGGCACAGCACGACGCCCTTTCGCGCCTCCTCCGGCGTCATGTGATCCGGTACTTCCTCGGTCTCCTCCGCGAAATAGTAGGCACGCTCGATGTCCTGCTTCCAAACACGCTCCCACTCCTTGCCGGGTACTTTGTCCTCTCTGCGTTTGGCGATTCGAAGAATAAACGAAGGATGTGAAACTGGCATGAACCAGCAAAGGTGCTCACCGACAAGCACTGAAAACATCTTGCCGCGTACAGCCTTGACGTTCTTCTGACCTGTCATCCACGTCAACGCAATCCGTCCCACACCGAGGATCAGCTTCGGCTCGGCTTGCTCGATGGATTCTTCTACCACAGATCTGAAACACTCGATCTCTTCGCGTTTCGGATCACGGTTATCAGGTGGACGGGTGCGTACGCAGTTATCAAACAGCGTCTCACGCAAGCCCCAACGAGGGATGTTCTCACGGAGGTATGAACCGTACTTACCTATGAAGGGCTTACCTTCAATGTCCTCCTGTTTATCAGGGGCTTCGCCTAGAACGTACACGAGCGGCTTCGGGTTGCCGTCCGGCTCCATCTCCGGGGATACGGCCTTGGGATTCATCTGACGAACCCCCGCAGGCCCCAGCTTACGGAGTGATTCAGTTGAGATCTCGGGCCGACTACGTTTCGGTCGTTGGACCGTCTCGGAGTCGGCCCGAGTGAAGAATCCGATTCGCTTGGACACTGGTATCAGACAACAACCGCAGCGATTGCCGCCTCGAAACCTGAGCCGGTAAGAAGCACAGCACGATCAGTGACAGCCATCTCTTTGACGTGCGGCAAGATGGACAGCATGCTAGAAGGCATGATCTCCACTCTGATGTCAGCATGCTTGCCTGGGAATGGTAACGAATCCGCCAACGATGCGCTTCCGCCGCTCAACGTCACAGCGATGCTACGACCACGCACCTCCAACGAGGCGCGATCCTGCCCTGTGGCTACTCCCACCTTCGTAACTCGATCCATCATGGATTGAAGGTTGAGAGCGATGTTAGCAACAGGTGTGAATGTAGCGTCGTTGAACAACGGTCTCATCACCTGCTCGTAAGCATTGGCATCACTCTCGTGGTTCGTTCTGGCAAAAATCGTCGTCTCATCCTCGAACGTCGCTTCGATCCAACCAGCGCCGACGTGAATACCCGCCAACGCCTTCGTCTGCGAGAAATGCCTCAGAAGCGACACGAACTTCGACGGGATGATGGTTTGAAAGTGATCATAGATGTTCTCATCATCAAAGAACGCATGACACAGAACAACGTCCGTGGTACTGTAGAGATCGAACGCTCCCTGATCATACCGCAACGTAAGCCCCATCCGCCAAGGGTGAGTAGGATCATCTCCGACATAAGGACTGCACCGTTCTATCATCTCCATGAGTTCGAACGGCGCGTAAAACATGACGCCTGCATCCGCCGGAGGTGGTTCGAAAACCAACTGCTCCGGTGGCAGAAGAGGAAGCGTGATCTTGCTCTGTCCGCAGACGAGCTTAACCTCATCTCCCTCGCACTCGCTCTCCACCTGCGACCCGTTGCAAGCTCCAGCCCAGGCTAGAACCACCTTACCGATGATCCCACCCTGAACCGGAAGCTCGCAACGTGCTGTGATAGCGATTTCGTCGCCGTAGGCGCAGATCCATTCTCCATCGAAGAAGAACGAAGCGAATGCTGGTGCATCATCTCTGAGCGCAAGGGCTCCAGAGGCCCGCTTCATTGCGGCTAACAGCTCGACACGATCCATGATCCCCTCGGGTTCTTTAGATCTAGTCGTTCTTCTTCGACTTCTTCATCGGGATCTTCACGCCCAGCTCGTCCCGGAGACACTGCACGGTCTTCTGAACGTGGTAGACGATCGACCCGAGCGAAGTCTGCGACAGTTCGATTCCTTTCGCCTCACCCAATGCGATCAGTTCCTTCCGGCTGAGATGGAGGTTCTTGCACACGATCAAGCGGAACTTCGTGTGAGACCTCCGAGTATCGGTCTTCCTGGTCTTGTCGGCTTTAGGAGCCTTGGTAGCGCTCTTCTTGGCCTTCTTCTTGGTTTCGGCTTTCGCTTTGATGGCGCTTCTCTTACCGACCTTCTTCTTCGATTTCTTCTTCATAGATTCCTCTGGTTCTTCTTCGGGTTCGTCCGAGGGCTCTTCGCCCTCGTCAGTTTCTTCTTCGGACTCCTCTTCTTCTTCCTCGTCGTCGTCCTCTTCCTCAGTCTCGTCTTCTTCGGACTCCTCTTCTTCTTCCTCGTCGTCGTCCTCTTCCTCAGTCTCGTCTTCTTCGGACTCCTCTTCCTCAGCCTCGTCCTCTTCCTCAGTTTCGTCTTCTTCCTCGTCGGAAGCATCATCACCGTTAGGGAAGGGAGGAACCGGCTCCTTGTCATTGATGGCTTTGACAGCAGCCTCACCGTACTCGAAAGCCTCCTCGCTTATCTTGTCGAACTCTTCTTCAGGAAGAGCATAGATAGCAGTGATGAGACGTTTCTGCCATCTCTCCACCCCTTCTTTTTTCTGACGTTCCAAACCTGTGAGTTTGCACAGTTCAGCTTCGATCGCACTCATGTCTCGTTCGTCTCCGGTTATGAAGTTCTAGAATTTGTCCACCGCGAAGTTGCTGACGAGCTGCGGTGCCGAAGCGTCGAAGCCTGCGATGGACAGCATACGCGGATCGTTCGAATCACCGCAAGACGACTTGTCTGCGGTCATCGCGCACCAGACCACTTTCGCGTTCGGGTTGAACCGCTCACGGTAGTACTGTAGCGCTTGCGCCGGGTGCGAACGCCCGGCCCACGTCTCGTTGTCGGTCAACACCACAAAGGTGTCTACATTCAGCTTGCGCTCCGCCGCATACTTGAACGGTAGCGAACAATCGGTGCCCCCGCCCATACCGAGAGCCTCAATGGCCCGCACCGCATCCGTCACGCGCATCCGCCCAGACAACGGTAGGGGGTTGGTGCCCGGCTCTCTGTTGTTGTAACCTCGCCAATCAAACGCAATCACCCACGCGGAATCAGTACGAACGTAGGTAAGAGCCATCGCCGCCGCGATCTTGAACAGCGGAATGCCATTCGCTCCGCTGTTGTAGTGCTCGTGCATCGAGCCCGAGCTATCGATCGCCACCAGGATCTTCTTCCCGGTGGGCTCGGCCACGCGCAGCGCTGCCTGGAAACCGTCATCCAGAGCATCTACGATCAGCGGATCGGGCGTCCACATCAGGTGACGGCCTTCACCTTTCTCGTAAGCACCCGCCGCCATCATCAATGCTACCGGGTGAATACGCGCCTTGCGTAGATTCTCCTCGTTCGTGATGCGTTCGATCGCGTCGTCGCGCCGCTTCGGCAGTACGCCGTGCGCTTGCAGCTTCGAGAGCTGGCGCACCGTTGCCATCACCGGCATCGACTCGAACAGCGCCTCCAGCACCACCGGATCGGTCATGTACTCGCTCGGGACGAACTCCCACGGGAGGCGTTCCTTACGAATCAACGCAGCCAGTTCTTCAGCGTTCTGTCGAGTTTGAGCAAGCTGAAAGTTCACAACAGCATCCGGCGCGAGCGACTTAGGCTCAGCCTTCCCAGCAACCCAAGCGTACAATCCCGCGCGAAGTCTGTCATCCTCGCCCGCCTTCGGACGATAGCGCCGCAACACATCACGCCACGTCCAAGCGGCTCGGCTGCGGTACTTTATCATCTGGAATGCGAGCCCGTCCGTGTCCTTCGCAGCCAGCCACGCCCGCACAGCGCCGTTCAGGCCCCGTCCACCGCCGCGCAGACCGCGCACGGCTTCGAGGAACTGGAACAGGTGTGTACCAATCCGGCAGACCTTTTGAAGCGCGAGGCGACGCAGCTCATTCGGCTGACCTTTGAGGTAAGCAAACGACAACGCGAGCGCCAAGATGGCCGGATCATTCTTCGGTGCGAGCCCTTGATCCGAGACTTCGATGATCCGATTCAGTACACGGTCGGGGTCGTCGTTAAGACAGCGCCGTACCACATCCGCGTTCTCACGAGTGAGTTCGCGCTCTCCAGCGTAGTAGGTGCCGCCCTCAGTCCCGATGATCAAAAAACGGTCTAACCGCTCCCAATCACCCGTCTTGAAGACGAACCCGCCAGCCGGGTTCTCATGCATCTCCGCTTCGCGCCCAGGAATAGGCTTGTGCTGCGAAGTGGTACGAGGATCAGACAGATGTTGCGACAGATTGCGCATGGCTTCCTTTCGAGAGGTAGGGCGAGCAAGAGAGCGGCAATCGAGGATCCGGCACACCTATTTACCGGCCGTCTGGTGATACCAGAGGAAGGATTCGAACCTCGTCATCAAAAATGATGGTAACCGACTACCTTCAGCTCGCTTTTACGGCGCGTGAGAGAAACCCGAGCAAGGTATGCAAAACCGCGTTTTAGCGCTCTAACCAACTGAGCTACCGACCAATTATAGGTCGGGTTGGACTCGAACCAACGACCTCTCATTTATTAGATGATAACGGTCTCACTTCAGCTCGGATGTTCGGAAGGTCCGAGCGAGAAATCGTAATGAGGAGGTATCGCGTTGAATGATAACCTCACCACAGCAGCTCGGACTGTTCTATGAAAGAGCACCCAGAAAGGCCGTCCATCCGGCCCGCACCCAATACTACAATCGCCGGACCCGGTTTGGATCAGCGATTTCCGGTTTTTCTCAACGAACCGAAGCAAACCCCAGCTTGGCTTCGGCCCAAACCTTCGTCTGAGCCTGCACGGTCACCGGTCGGCAACCAGTCAAACGCCTGATGGCATCCCTGGCCGTCTCGCGTCCTCCTCTATGACCGCGCTTCCTGATCTCGCCTTTGACGCAAGCTGTGACGTACTTCCGTACCGGCTCGGGTGCTTCGCTCACAAGACGAGCTACCTCACGTTGACGTACAGTGGTATCTTCCTTCCCGCACCCCAAGATCTCAGTGTAACCTAAGTTTGTATCATCGCTCAAAAACAACTTGTCAGCTTCAATCACGCTTGCCAGGACCTTACAATCACATCTGTACCGCCCAACGTGACGGCGGATGAGGTTGAAGAGCGTCCAACGAACCTTGCGACGGAACATGTGTATGAAATGCAGTTCGTCCTCAGCTTTCCCCGATCTCTGCAAACGTATGAACACGAGCGCGAACTCCTGCATGAGATCGCCGTAGTCCAACTCACTGGCGAAGCGCCAGACATTCGCCTTAGCGGTTGCTGATGCGCAACCGTAGACTTTTGGGTCGGTCCATTCCATCAGTGTCTTCCTTTCTCCAATCTCTCCGCGAAGATGACCCTTCTCCTAGCATCTTGTCGTAAGTCTCGCTGAGATTACAATGGCTTCCTCATTGGCCTCTTCTCTATCATAATTCTCCAAAAACCTTCCACCTTCTGTGAAATAAACCCGGACGGTTTCAGCTTCCATCTCGCGTGCGCAAACGATGACCTCATCCACTCCCCTAAAAATGACGTAGCGCATAACTGATTCCTTTTTCTGTTGCTTCGTTCCTAACAAGACGCCCACCCTAGCCGGAACCCTCGACTAAACCGAACGCGAAAATCGGAAAAACCTCACGTCCCCAGCAGGCGGTCCAGAAGGCGCTCCACGGCCACGCGGCTCAGGTCGCCCGGATCCTTGACTCCGCGCGGCAACGCAACGATACGCGCTCGCAGCGGCCCCAGAGCGCCTTGTAGTTCGAGCGCCTGCGCCTCGGCATCGCTATCGAGCAACAGCACCACCTCCCGTGCGCCGGTAGCAGCGCGCACCAGCGCCCCGATCTTGGCTGCACCGACCTGGAGGCCCATGATCGCTACCGCCCGCACCGGGCGCTCGGCTGCAAACCAGTCGATCTTGAGCGCGTCGAAAGGCCCCTCGCAGACGACCAGTAGCCAATCATCCCTACCGGCAGGATCCCACAGCAGGCGGCGTACCCCTTTCCCTATAGGATGAGTCTTGTACTTGGCTTTCGCGCGTTTTGTGATAGCGCGCGCCGTCCAACCCACCATACGCAGTTCTTCGTACAACGGAAAAGCGATCCTCGGTCCCCACTCACCATCCGCGCACCAACGCAGGCCGTAGCATTCCGCCACAGCTTCCGGGTTGGAGAATCCGCGCGCCGACAGATACTCATAGTACGGAAGCGCGCGGCGTTGCGCGTTGAAATGATAGAACTCAGGGGGCCACTCAAGCTCGGGAAGCTGGTCAGGCTCTCCGCGTTTTGAATCATCTAGTAGTTCAAGCTCTTCCATCAGGGCTTTGGGCGAGCAGTCCTCGACCATGATCTGACCGCCCTCTGACAGCAGGCGGCGAGCTTCGCCCTGCGAGGTATGGGTCAACTCGGCGACCAGCTCTAGCGGGTCCATCCAATGATTCGAATCGCGCCAGCAGCCTTTGATCTTGCCTGATTCGAGATCAATCGAGAAGTGGTGCTTGGTATCATCACCGCAACGGGGACAGTTGATGCCAATATGATTATGACGGACGTTCTGCGCGGGACCGATCACGTAATCAATCCGGTTCCTATCCAAGAAGCGCAGCCAGTCTATCACTGGAGTATCCTCTTCCTGTCTACAAGCTCATCCAACAACCGCTTCCCGCTTTGCAACGAGCGTAGGATCTGTATGTCAATCGTACTGACACAGATACAATCATAGAAGTACCTCGGCCCTTCGAGCCCACCCTCACGTAAAGTGCGCGCTTCCATCTGTTTGCGGTCTATCACGCTATCGGGCGTTTCAAAAAAGATCATGAACCGCGCAGCATCCTGAAGGTTCACGCCTTTGCTGATCGCTGTGGACGCCAACAGCACACGCGGACCGCTCTTGGATCGAAACCGCTCCAGCGCGCGTTTCTTCTCGCCTGGAGGAGTCTTACCGTAGACATGCACGAAAGAAATCTTCTCCTGCTTCAACCGTTTGGCGATGATTTCGCCGCTGCAATGATACCAATGAATGACGATGACCTTTTCCTCTTCGGGAATCGTCCGTAGCTTATCGATCACCGCATCTAGCTTGGGATTCTGCTTGAAGATGATCTCCGTCTTCTCTCCTTCTTCCGTCCGTGCTCCTAGCCAACCAGACGACACCATCCGCATCCGCGCGTAGGCGTTCGAGATGATCTCGTACTCACGCGCCTCGACCAGCTCCTCCTTGAGCGCGTCATAATACGGACGTGCAGCCTTCGGCAACGTAACCGGCACCAGCATCAGATGCCCACCTGACATCCCACCGACTACAGGCGGCATGTCCTGGCACTCCGACTCGCTGTAGCGAATCGCTGTGTGCGCCAGCCGACGATGCAGCGTCGTACTCATGCCTGATTTGAACGAGAAAGAGCATCCGCCCCAGAATTCCTCCTTCCTATTGAAGAAAACCTCTCGGTACAGACCGAGCGTTTCGCCGAGCGAGTAACCATCATCGATTACAAAGAACTGGCTCCAAAGATTGAGAGGATCTTTGCCGAACGGTGTACCCGTCAAACCGTAGATGTACTTCACCTGCTTGCGCATCCTGCGCACGACCTTGAAGTGAAGGCTATCGGGGTTCATGATTGCTGTCGATTCATCACACACCAACATGTCGAACATCCGCCCGACCGCATCGGTCTTCCTACCGTCGAGCTTCCATTTGTTGCGCCCGTTGACTCCCGCTACAGATGTAGAACAAAGCTGCGACATGCCCTGATAGGTACAAACAACAATCTCTGTTCCTGAGTCTTCTAGTACAGCGCGGCGTGCTTTCTCGCCTACGCCGTCAACCGAACCGACCGTGCAATCGTTGGCGTGCCGTTCTACTTGGTTCTCCCATTCCCCGAGGTTCACTACGTTCGGGACGAGAACCAGCATCCGTTTGGCCCGCTTGAGCCTGCGCCTGTTGCGGAACAGCTCCAAGCAGATCATCGACTTCCCGCCACCGCACGCCAGCAGGAAGAGGTAGCTCGGGTACTTCCAACCAAGGAGAAGGCATACCTTCTGCGCTTGTCTCGGTTCGGTCAGTAACTGAAGCCCGGCTTTCTTGATCTTGCGGTCGAGCGCCTGCGACGAGAACCGCTTGGCCCGCGTGCTGTCGCGCAGCGGACGGGCCAAGTATTCCTTCAGCGCATCACGAGAAAGGACCACTACTCTTCCTTCGGTTCTCCTGCATAGTACCCAGCCCCCAATCGGATGCTGGACAAGCAGAACTGACCGATCTCATAGGCTTGACTAATGAGAACCTCGAACCGACTCTCTTCCGTTCGTGCCGCCGCCACAAGAATACGAGCCAATCTGTCCTTCGCCTCTTCATCCGTTCTGGAAAAAGCCAACACGGTATCTGCTGTGGCTATCTGGTCCCAAGCTCCACTGACGTGCTGCACGTCAGTACGCGAAGCCTTCGCGCCGCTGATCTTTGTCTGTGATGCTGTTGCAACAGCTATGCGGCGCTCCTGCCCGATACGGCGTAGGTTCTGGCTGATATCAATGATAGCCTCCCAACGCTCGACGCCGCTCGGTAGCTTCATGATCGTAGCGTAATCAACAACTAACAAATCTGGAATGAACCTTTCGCGGTTCTCCAGAAAATCAAGGTACGCCTCCAACCCGTTCATCGTCAAACTCCCGATCGGAAACTCTTTCACGATCAGTCTAGGACAGTCTTTGAACTCGTCCATCTTGCGCATCAGCATTTCATGCACATCAGGCTGCGTCAGATGAGGTATGTTGTGTAGTTTGCAAACCTCAAAGTTCGTCCCCCACTCTTTGCGCTCTTCGGTCTCGATGAACTTACGATAACGGATCATGTCCACTTCCCGTTTCGCAATCCCGAAGAATGACTGCACCAAACGCTGACATACCTCAGCTTCATCCAACTCTAGCGTGATGTGTAAGACTTGGTAAGCACGCTGATTGGCTCGTGTCGAAAGGTTTATCAGCCACCAACTTTTTCCCACCTTTGCTGGAGCTATGAATAAATGCAGTCTCTTAACGACCGGACCGAGCCCCTTGGCATCCAACGCTGGGATACCTGTTGGCAATGCTTTATCTGGTCTATCAAGAAACGCGAGCGTCTTCACTTGATCTTCGATGAATGACACGCCGAAGCTGTAGTTCTCCGCCGTCTGCTTCAACGAAGCCGATAGCGTTGCTTCCGCTGCCGACAGACCCTCTTCGTCATCTCGACTAAGATCACGAATCGCCTTGGCGATACCGCGCTTCAACTCCTGGAAGCGAACGAAAGAACGTGCACGGTCGATGACGTAGCGCGCGTTGATGTTCTTAGCTGTCTCCTTGAGCGATTCATAAAGCCGCTCGAACAGCTCCTCGTTCTCTGGGTCCTGGTCGATCGCTTGGTCAAAGAGGTCAAGCGTGTGCGTCCCAGGCGCTTGCTTGTGCCGCTCGCGGTACTCCAGCGCAAGCTCGGCGATCGTGCGGTAGACCGCGTCGAAATGCCGCTCCTCGATCAGCGCCGCTACCATGCTTCCTTCATCGTCGTCGAAGCAAAGGAGCGCGAGCAAAGCCTCCTGAATCGCTGTTGTGAGCTTCAAACTTCGAGCGTCTATTTTTGCTCTCGTTTAGTCAAAACGTGCGCATCGCCTTCAAAGCTATACCCAAGACGATTCATCAACCTGTACCCCTCTCGAAACTCCCACGCCGCGTAAAGACGCTTCAGCGTTTCGATCTCTTCTTCGCCCGCACGCAGCCCACATTCGGCTACGAGTTTTTCAATGATGGTGCGGTCAGTTGTACTATCACCGATCAGACTTTGTAGGCTGTCGCATTCAGCATGAGCTATATGTGTACACGATCTCCAAAAAGCCCACCACGGCCTACGAGGAGAATCCCAGCAATTCGAGATAGGACTATACCCAAGCGGAAAACCGCGTCCACAAACACGGCAACGATCGAAAACCCATCGGCGGTACGCTTGATATGGATGGCATCGAAAGCTCCAATGGTGGACATGCCAACGCCAATGGCTGTCTCGCCAATGACAAACTGTTCCACTGTCCGCACCACCCGGCTCGTTGTGCCAAATCGTGCCCAGCGGATAGAGCCCAATCTTCCAACCAGAAACAGCCAATTCATACCCCGCTAGTCTCCACCAAGGATAAACCGGCTCACCTAGATTTTCTTCGTTGGTACGGCGTTTCCGGCGAAAGCCCCAACGTCGATCCCCGCGCAGCTTCCATTTACGGACCGGGATCGGAAGAACCAACTTGTGAGCCACCACCATCGGATCATGCATTTTGGTCTCCTCTTTGCAGCAAGAACCTCATCTCCTCACCACCACCGGGCCATTGCGCCATCACCGCAGCAGGCAGGTTCTGCACCTGCCCCATAGCTACTCTCGTCGTAACTTCCAGACCGATCTCGTTTCGTAGCATGATCAAACGTGAAACAAGCGCACGAGCACCTAACCGAATCGCCTGAATCAGCTCGGTCCTATCATTCGGTCTAACAGCCTTCTCCAAGAAAGCTACCGCACTTTCTGCATGAGTTGCAAAATGACCGTACCCGCGCAACCTACGAATACTAGGCATGAGATGGATACCACGCTCACCGGCTTCCTGAACCAGCTCGCGCCAGAATGTTTCAGGGCTGTTACCGGGCTTGCTGCGGTCAAGTATCTCCAACGCGGCCCGCACCTTCGCGCGCTCGCTTGGAGTCAGCTCTGTCAGCTCTGTGATTATGTCGTCAGTATCCATTGGAAGGGGTGGACCGAGGGCGCTATCCAATGCTGACCGCCGCCGCGCCCCCGGTCCGGGGGAATGGAGAAAGGAGGGCGACGGTCTGAACTGGTGCCTGGGCCGATGCTGTTGGATCCTCACCAATCCGAATCCCCAACGAAGATTGTGAGTTATTGTTCGCACCGACCCAGGCGATGCCGGGTTTCCCCGGCGGTTACATCGCACACCTCCTTGGCCCATGCAAGACCACTGAAGAAACGATGTGTTGGTGCGCGGCTCCAGGTTGGTTCCTGGCTGACCTGAAAGCTGTACCCGCCCTACCATGGTATTTCTGGCTACCGGCGGTGTGGGTATCAAACCCACTCTCCTGTCGGGGTTCTGCTGCTCAGTGCGCCGAGCCCGAGCCGCGCGTTCTGTTTTCTCAAAGATCGCGGACCCGGACGCTACTTCTCCTCGATCTTGATTTCGTGCATCGGGAACGGAGAGACCATGATCTGCGGTTCGACGTAAATAGGCTTCACGCCGTCCTCGGTAGACGCGAGAACCCAAGTAGCGGACAACCCACCCGGCATGAAGAGTCCGTTCGGGTCGGGCTGTGGCAATGTATAGCCTTCACTAGTACCCCACCGCACCAACTTCTCGGGATTCGTGAATTGGACGCTGTACGGCAGCCCGTAGCCGATCGACTCGCACAAGAAGTGCAGCTCCCCGTGCATATCGATGATGTATGTCCACGTCTGTATCTCCTCGTCACGCAGTTCGAGGATCATGCGAGCGAACTTCCGCTCGGTGAAGTTAGAGATGCCCGGCATCCCAACCTGCCGATTGGCCTCCGCCACCATTTCCTCGGTGGCTTCCCGTTGAACGGAATCGGTGGTGCCGCTGTAACCGCAACCGGCACAACAACCAGCGACAAACAATGCCGCGCAAAAAAGCAACGTCTTCCTCATTACAGTCCTTGTATGAATGCCCGGAGTCCGGGGTCGATTTGATTCAGGTCAACGGTTGACGCCTCGGACAGGATCACCTGCCGCAAAGCGGTCTTGTGCGCAGGAGTCTGCGCAGTCTCGTATTCCAAACGGAGCCGCGCAAGATGCTGCGACTTCCCGTGAACGAAGCTCTGGGACTCCTCGAAGACCTCGCGCTGCGCATCTCGCATCGCAGGAGCCGTCCAACGGTAGAGCCCGATCGAACCCCACGTCACTCCGACGACGACTGCAACCAAGAGCAGCACTCCACCGATGCTTCCAAAAAACGCTCGCATTATTTTCCTTTCTTGAGAGAAGGGGCCGACCGGCACACATGGGCGTTGATCCGGCCAGCCCCCCGGCTATTGCCAACTCACCCTCTGTATTGGTGGTTGGAGGGGGTATCGAACCCCGGCTTCCGCGCCGATCAACACGCTTTCACCGTTTATCCAACGCTCACAGCGTCCTATGAGCGTTCCGCACCTGCGGTCCAACCTTGTTTGTGAAAGAAGCGGTCTGCGGCCGAAGGCGGTCCTTAGCTCCATGCGCGACCACGGGCGTTATGCTAACGAGGGTGGGAGCCCCCGGCATGGATGCCCGCCGCAGACCTTATCTAGTTGTCAGTGTTCTCCTCGCGCGGTCGTAAAAGTTCATCCCGCTCAACGTAAATGCTCAGAAGAGAAAGCAAAGCATCAATCGCCTCAGCCGGTGATTTCCCCGCTGAGGTAAGAAGGAAATCATCGGCTACCAATTCGCAAAGCGGCCCACGTGCACGGTTCTCCTCTTCCGTCTTGCCTAGGCAATTCCAGTTACGCAGCCACATAGTGAAAGCAATCTCACCATACTTCCAATGATCCACTACGTTTTTGTAAGTGAACTCGGCCTTCGTGGTGTCAAGCATTCGCTTTCTCCGCTTGTACGGCGAGGCTCTTCTCGCGTAGCTCCGCCCACGAGGACGCAACAGGGGCATGAGTCGGATCGTACCATTCCCTGATGCAAAACGGGCAAACCGGGTACTTGTACGGAAGACAGCCGAAACGATCTCCCGTCATGATCGGGCAGACACCGAGATCCTTTGTGCTTCCGCAAACAAAGCACTCGATGTGTACGATCGACGGGTCGAAGTCGCTCAAGCTGACACTCATCCTGTCCTCATCCTTTCGTGCGCTTTCGCTTCGGTTGCTCGCTCGCGCGCTTCGTCCAGCTTGGCTTTCAGCTTCTTGGCGACGTTGACAGCATGAGACACTCCTGAATCGGTCTGACCTTCGATCTTGTAGCGTCGTTCGGCCCAGGCTTTCAGATCGCCACCGGACCGTACGACGTGGCAGGCTTTCCGTACCAGATCGGGCCGATTCGATTTGCGCTTGGACGTGGACGGACGACGGCCATTGCGTCCGAACTTGCGTCCCTTCTTCCCCTTGTCTCCACCACCCTTGGGCATCTGATCTTCTTTTCTACTCCTTCGAACGCAGCTCCGCAAGCGTTTCGTCTACGGCGATTTTAGCCGACCCACCAAGCATGCGCATCATTTCAACGCTTCTGCTGGATGCATTTTCCTTTCCAACATCATCAAACAACGATGATGTTCCTCGGCAGGTCTCAACCAGCGCGCCCGCCAAAGCATGAAGGAAAACGTAGGAGTACAGCGTCTTGGCTTTATCGTCGTCCGGATACAGCTTCACCGCGCTGGCAGGGATGATCGGTAGCAAAGCCCCAAGGGCTCTGTTGGCGTCGGTTCGTGCTTGCATCAGCACTTGCCGCATAATCTGATCGACCATCATCAACGCTTTCTGCGTAAGTGCGTCAGCGCTACCTTGAGAGCACGATCGACCCGCTTCGGGGGTTCGTCTCGCAGAAGAAGCACGCGCACCTGCGCGGGGCGCACATCCCTACGCAGAAGCCCGTAGGCGTGGGAAACCAGCTTCAGCATCAGAAAAGTTCCTTTCTCGCAAAGGGGCTTCGGTCGCCCCGTCTCCCGTTTCCTCGCCCCCTATATCCGGAAAGCGGACCAAAACCGAACGCCGAATCCGGATTTTTCTACCCGCCGTCCGAATCCGCTTCCTTACCTCGGGATTCAGCTTTTCCTGTTTTCATGATCAACCGGGGTAAGCTGACAGCATGAACGACAGATGCTCCAACCAGAAGAATGGCGCTCATGTTCCAGACCATCAAGCCCGGAACGATGCCAACCGCACCAACCCCCATCATGTTGTATCCCCAGTAGATAGTCACACCGCAAAGAATCACAAGCAAAACTGACAGCGTTTTTGCAGATGTCGTATTCTCAGACATCAAACCATTCCTTTCTCCGAAAATGAATACCGAATCGGGCCAAAAGGCCCCGTTCGAGCCTTCTCATACTCGGCGCGGACCAAATCGGTGCACGGAAAACGCTAGAAACGTCCGAGGAAGGAAGGAAACGCCTGGGAAACCCGTAGGAACGCCTGTAAGCGATCCGGAGACCGAAATGGTACCAAACTACCCCTGAACCAAGAAACGCGCGTGCACGAACGCGCAGGGGCCTTAGAACGAACGTGGAGATAGAGGGGCGGTACCGCGAGACGAGAGAACGTAGGGAAGCGTTACACGCTAGACGGTCTACCATTCATACAAAGGATACTCATATAGACCGCTTTACACTGCCCTTACGCCCCAGAACATTCATACTACTGTTTCTCATACTAACCCCTACAACCCTACAAATCACCCTAATGCTCTGTATGCCGCTACGCGCTACGCGCTAACGCTTCATACCGACCCGCTTCAACCGCTTCGTAACGCTTCATACTCCGCTACGCTACCGCTACGCTTCATATTCGCGCTACGCTACCGCTACGCTACCCCTTCTACTCTTTCACACCCTCTAACGTGGGTGCCAGAGGTAGAACCGATCCCTACAAAAGGTATGATCGGTTCGCGTATCTCGTGGTACGCCGTGAGTATATCACCGACCGGCTTCTTGAACCCATTTCGTTACAGGACTGATAACCGCTACCGAAGCCGGTAGGAGCGCGTAGTAAGCGAGTCGCGTCGGAAATGCCTCTGGCTGTGCGCCTACGGGACGAAGTAGGGATCATACCCTCGCCTCTTTGTCCATACAGCCGGTACAAGTCGCCCTCAGGCCTGGTTTATGATCCCCGCTAAGCCCGGCTGCGCCTAGTAGAAGCGGGTGCTTGTCGTGCAAACCCGCTTCAGACAAGAAAACCGAGCTGCCCCTTGAAAAGAGGGCTTGGCTCGGGCAATCTCTCGTCCGGCGAATTGAAGCACGCCCGAAGGGTACTTCTAGTCCAGGGCACCCTTCAAGGGGCCAGCGCCATAAAAAGCGTTGGCCCCCATTCTTTACCTCCGCGTTACAAAGCGAGGAAGCGGACGCGCTGGAGACGCTATACGGCCACGCGGAAGGCAGGAGGCATCCGAAGTCCACCCTACCCTCCGCGTGGCCGTACGCGAACGCCTACGAAGCCTGACGGGACGCCAGGCTATCCCCAGAGCCCCATGCTGGGATGGGCATCGGGCACTTCCGCGCTAATCGAGTTCTGCCCACCAGGACCAGGCGGTAAGGGGCGCTCGAAGTACAGAGCATCATAATACGACGCAAACGACACCGGCGATCCCTGCATCTCAGTGATGCGCAGTTCCTTCAAGGTCGGGCTATGCACTCCCACCGGAGTCGGCCCGTCTTCCTTGCGCCATTCGAGATACCTCGCGTGCTCAACTGTTAGACCGAGGTAAAGGTGCTGCGTCGCTACTAAATCATTCTGCCAGACACGCAGCCCTGGCGAGCCGATCTGGTAGAACGACGGCGGGTTCGCCTCATAGTGGCTGGTGCCGTTGACGCGAATGGCGTGCGCCAGCGCGGTACTAAACTCAGCTTGCCACGTCATACCCTCCGGTGTCCAAAGAAGCGGGTCGCCCGGCCAGTGCGTCTCAAAAGCACGCAGAATCAGCACGAGGTGGTAGAGCGCGCGCTGCGCCCATGAGCTACCCTCCCCGGCGGGCCTAGAAAAGATGTCCTCATCCCGTACCCGGTTCCACGGACGCCATGTACCGCCTTTGGTATGATCCTGGACTAGCCAGCGCAAGCAGTCGATCCACGTCTGCTTGATCAGCCACTTGGCGTAGATGCAACCGACGCGCGCCATCATTTCCGTCTCGCGCCACTGGCGGAGGAAATGGCTCAGTTCGAAGCGGCTGGCGTACTCAAGCTGCCAGCCTTCAGTCCTCGGCATCCCCTGAGTCGGGAGATGAACTGTGGACTGATCAACCGTGTCCCACGGACCTTGAGCAAGCGCCCAGGTATACGCTTGCGGTAGGGACGTGACGCCTTCTCCGTTCTCATCCAACTTGAGGATCCCGGCGTAGCGCCACGTTCGTAGCATACCCTCTTCCGCGAGGAAGACCCCATCCGGGGAGCATAGCCGCCAATGATAATGCGGCGCAATGACGCTGCCACCGTGACTATCGCCCAGGAAACGTGAGCGTTCCGGCAACCAGATCCTCGGTAGATCGCCCGCCGCGTCTTTCGCTAGGAGCGCCTCAGCCCAATCCGGGTGCCCCACGTCCTGCGGCGGGTAGGGCGCGCGGCGCTCCAGCTCCAGAACGGTCGATGATCCAGGTCGTAACGAACCGGCCGGGCTGTTGTTCCACACCGGAGTATCAGGGCTATTGACCGCCCATTTCCAGCGAGCGAACTGATCTTCGCCCTCAAAGACATGCAGACCATGCTCGTTGATGCCTTGAAACGTGATTCTTCCGATAGGAGCGGGTACGGGGTCCGGAGTAGGAATAGGATCCGGTATCGGATCAGGCGGCGGAGGTTCCGGATCAGGAACCGGAGCGGGTGAGATGCCGAACACCCGCCGCTCCAACCTACCTACACGTCTATCAAGCTGACGCAGCTTTTCACTATCCGTCATCTCACTACACCCTTGCCTCGTAGTTCGCGTTGTTCAGGCGTTTCACGTTTCTGTTCAACATTCATCCGGCTACAGATGTTGCGCACGTCGTTGAGCATGATATTGTGCTGTTCGGTTAGCTTGTCGATCTGCTCCCACTGCTTGTATGAATCAGCTATTAGAAGACCCAACACTACAAACAGTAGAATGTTCGCAACCAGATTGAGCTTGTTCATGATGCCAACCTTGTCAGCACCCACCCGACAACGATACCAAGCCCAAGGTAAAGCGAGGGCACCCAAGCCGGACCGCGCCGCAAAATGGTGTACGGGCTTCTATCGTGGACCCGATCCACCAAATTGTTGATGTGCCACGCTTGAAAAACCACCTTTCGATTCAGCGAGCGTAGCGCCTTGCGCCTACGGATAGACTTAGCGCGCGTTCGATGAAGCACCTTGCGTAGCTCCTCGACTGTCATCCCTTCCCGCTGCGCGCGGGCGTCCTCTGCTTCCGTCTCCGTAGCGTACGCGGACCTGATTTCTCCGGGTCTAGTTAGATGTTCCATCATCTTCCTTTTGCGGCCACTCGCCGCGTTCCATGTCCTAGTAATTTCCGTACCCCGCACATCATCGTCTTGCCGCCATTGTCCCTATCGTACGGGCATCCGCGCCCGCAGGCAGGACGCACCTCGCACGGCTCGCAATCGGAATGCTTCTGCGTTTTCAGCTTGCGAAAGTCCCGCATCCGCCGCCCGTGTTGAAACAGCTTCCCAAGATCGTCATCATAGACGTTACCCAAATTCCATTCCGGCTTGACGTAGAAGTCACACGGGTACAGGCTCCCGTCCGACTCCACGACGAAGTACACACCGCATTCCTGCAGCAACTCGCATTGGGTAGACATCCCTACCCACGCTTGGGCCGTGAACCCCACATCTTCCAGCACCAACCCCTTCGGAGCCCACTTGAGCGCGCGCCGGAAGAACTCGGTCGCGTCGATCTTCACCGGCTTCTGGACGATGAACTGAACGTGCCCGCCAAGCTTGGCAAGATGATTCACTACTCGTTCAGGCTGATTGACATTTTCCTCGCTGACGACGCATAGAAGGTTGTACCGCACGCGGTAGAACTTCAGCATCGCCGCGATCTCTTCCAGCTTCTCGGTTAGAATACCGCGTGATATATTTGTTGGGCCATCAACCGACAACCCCACCAACCAGTTGTGCTTGAGAAAGAACAGGCACCACTCCTCATCGAGAAGGAGCCCGTTGGTCTGGAAGCTGTTTTGCGAGCCGACGCGCTGTAGCTCGGCCGCGCGCCGGAAGAAGTCGAGCCCGCATAGCGTAGGCTCGCCGCCCTGCCAGACGTAGGTAGGTTGACTGACAACACCTTGATACGCTGCGATCATCTGCTCCAACGTCTCCAGCGACATCAACTTGCCCTTTTGAGTGTGAATGTAAAAACAATACTCACACTCTAGTTGGCAAGCATCACTCGCCGGTTTGACTAGAAGCGGAAAATCCAAGGCTCGCCCTTCCTTTCGTTCCCCTACCTACAACGGTGGGGGTTATTTTGGATCAGCTTTTCCCAACTTTTCTAAGCCGCCGAGCGTACGTTTTACCTTGCCGACAACACCGTACTTTGCGTTGACGATCGCTAAAACGATTGATACAACCGCCGTAATGATCGCCGTCAGCGCGGTATTAGTCACGCTCCAACCGCGTCCTCTGATTGCAACGTCTACCGGCGGTTTCTTGGTAGGAATATCGGAGACGGGTGCGGCGGTTTGTGCCGCCGCAGGATATGCCTCTGGAGCATCACTCCCGTAGGGCGCGGAGGAAACCAGAGTGGGTCGAAAGTAATCACGCGGAACGGGGTAGAACTGAAGCCCAATTGCGAGCGCACCTCCTTCCTGGTCATCGTTCGCTGTGTACGCCGTTGCCTCAACGTACGGAGACGCTGCTACGCGGGCCATCATGCACCCGCCGCACAGCAACAATAACGCGAGGATCGCCGTTGCGATCAGCACGTCAATCAAAAGTCCCAGGAGGGGCCGGAACGGCCGGAGGGACTTGTGGAGCACCCAACGTGCCAACTTGGGCCTTGAAGTGCTTGGCTGCCTTGACCGCTGCCGCCACGGCCAAGATCAAACTGCCCGCTGCCATCGCTACCGGGTTGCCACTCGTTGAGAGCGCCGTACCGGTTGCATCAATAAGCGCTTCACCTTCGCCTTGGCCGATACCGAGCGCGTTGCACGA